AGATAAGTTATAAAGCGTGGCAAATAGTAACATCTAGGATTAGATATAAATTAAACGAATATAATCTTATCCCAAAAATATTAGGCAGTTGCAACCCTGCTAAAAATTGGACTTACTCAAAGTTTTATATTCCTAATTCTAATGGAACTATTGGAGATACTAAAAAGTTTATTCAATCATTACCAACTGACAATCCTAACCTACCTGCATCATATTTAGAAAGTTTATTAGCTTTAGATGAAAATAGTAAACAAAGGTTATATTATGGCAATTGGGAATATGATAACGACCCGAGTAAACTTATTGACTACGATAAAATAAACAACTGTTTTACGAATGAATTTATTGAGGCGGGTACAATGTATATCAGTGCCGATATCGCGCGTTATGGTAGCGATAAGATGGTAGTTTGTGTTTGGAGTGGATTTAGAGTTGTAGAGATATTCTCTTTAGCTAAAAGTTCAGTAACTGAAACCGCTGAGGCAATACGTGGATTAGCTACAAAATGGAAAGTACCAAATAGTAATATTATTGCCGATGAAGATGGTGTTGGTGGTGGTGTAATAGATATTCTAAAGTGCAAAGGTTTTGTAAATAATTCACGCGCTTTAAAAGAGGAAAATGTAATCGTAGAATATCAAAATCTTAAAACCCAATGCTATTATAAATTATCCGAAAAAATACAAAACAATGGTATTTATATCTATTGTTCAGATGGGACAGTGCAAGACGATATTATAAAAGAATTAGAACAAGTTAAAAGAGATAAGATTGATAATGATGGAAAATTACGAATAGTGCCTAAAGAAAAGGTAAAAGAGTTTATCGGAAGGTCACCAGATTACTCAGACGCATTAGCTTTTAGAATGTACTTTGAAATAGCATCTAAGTTTTTTACGTTCTAATTTAGAATAATTATAAATAAAAATTATATCTTTGAAACAAAATATATTATAATGGCAAAAAATAGAATTTCAATGGCTTGGGATATGCTTACAAATCCTAATAAGAATTTGTTTAACGAGGCTATTTATAAATTAGTAGGAGGGCAAACAAATACATACAATCCAACGTTAGAAGTATTATTAAACAAAGGATATGGTGAAAACCCAGACGTTAATGCTATGGTTAATCAAATGGCGTCAAAAACAACGATAGTACCGTATTACATCAAAACTATTGAAGATGAAGAAACACATAAGCAAATAAAGCGTTTCCCTATTGATACAACTTTACAACAAAAGCAAACTATTAAGAAGTTAAAAGCTAAAGCCTACGATACTGATAGCGAAATGCCGATGCCTTTAGCAGTTCCTAACCCTACACAAACTTGGAATGATATATTGTTTTTATACAAAATTTATTTAAAAGTTTGCGGTAACGTTTACTTTTATAAAATGTCACCTGTTGAAGGTGCAAACGCTGGAGTTCCTGCTCAATTATATATTTTGCCTAGTCAATGGATGCAAATAGTATTGAAATCAAATGCCAATATGTTAAGTGTTGAAAGTCCTATTGACTACTACATTATGCAACAAGGCAACCAATTTATAAAGTTTCCTGCTGATACTATTATTCATGTAAAGCGTTCAAATCCATTCTTTGATTATAACGGTACACAATTATATGGCTATAGCGAATTGATGGCTGCTATTAGAAATATAAACAGTTCAAATAGTGGAATAGACCAGAATTTAAAAACAATGCAAAATAGCGGTGTTTATGGATTTATTCACGCTGGAGATGGGCAAAGTCCTTTGACTGCTGAACAAGGGCAATCATTAAAAGACCGTTTAGTAGATATGAATAATAGCAGCGAAAAGTTATCTAATATCGCTGGAGCAAGTGCTAAACTTGGATTTACTAGAATATCATTAACAACTGACGAATTAAAACCATTTGATTATTTAAGTTACGATAGACGTAGTTTGGCAAACTGTTTAAATTGGAGTGTTGACTTATTGAATGAAGAAAGAAGTGGCTCAGGTTTTGGTGTTGATACTTTAATCGAGGCACGTAAAAGAGTAATTATAGATAATATTAAGCCTGATTTAGATTTGTTAGCGTCTTACTTAAATCCTTATTTTATTCAGTTGTTTAAAGGTTATGAAAAATCAGAAATAGAATTTGATATATCAGAAATGCCAGAAATGCAAACTGATATGAAAACTATGTCAGAATGGGTTAATTCAGTTCCTTTGACTTTAAACGAACGTAGAGAAGTATTTAACTATGAAGAAATAGAAGACGAAATGATGAACGAGATTTATATTCCAAATGGAATTATAAATATAAACGATCCTAGCGTTAACGATATGACAAATGGACAAACTTAGACAAAGACAAGAAATACAAAGTTATAGAATTGTAAGACGTAATGTGTTGAAAATTGTTAATGCAATACCTTTTAACAATATGGCTAAATTAACATTTCAATCTTTGATTTATGCCAATGTAACTGAAAAGCAAATTAAAGAAATGTACAAAGAAATTTATACTAATTTAATTGCACCACAATATAAACGAACTGAAAAAAGTATTAAAGCCGATATTGATTTTGAAATGATTATCAATCAGTGGTTAAATAGTAATGCTGGTTTAAGGATTGTTTCAGTACATCAAACATTAATTGAAAGTATTATCAAAGTAATTCAACAAGGTTATAATGATAATATAAGCGTTGCAGATATTACACGAAATTTACAGCAACGTTTTGGATGGTATAAAGCACAAGCGTTAAGAATTGCACGAACTGAAACAACAACCGCAACAAATTACGCTACTATGTTAGCTGCTGAAAATTCAGAATATGAACTTGATAAAATGTGGATAAGCACACAAGATATAAGAACACGTAGACCTCCTAAATCATTATTTGACCATTTAGATATGAACGGTCAAGTAGTAAATGCAGAGCAGCCGTTTTTTGTAGGAGGTGAAGAAATAATGTATCCAGGCGACCCAACAGGATTAGCGGGTAATATAATTAACTGCCGTTGTAAAATAGTGTTTACAATTAAAGAAGATGCGGATGGTTTACCAATTAGAAAAATAAAATAGCTTATTTAGAATAATTATAAATAATTTTAATATATTTGTAGCATGGAATTTAAACAATTATCATACGATTTAAAAGAATTAGATGAAAGTAAAGGCGTTGTTACTGCCTATGCTAATGCTTATAATAATAAAGATAGCGATGGCGATGTAAGTGCTTTTGGCTCTTTTGATAAAACAGTAGTTGAAAACTTTAAACGTATTCGAGTATTAAAAGACCATAACCCTACTATGATGATAGGTGTTCCCTTGTCTATTAATACGAAAGATAGTTATGGTTTATTGACAACATCGCAATTTAACATGAATAAGCCCTTAGGTAAAGATATGTTTACTGATGTAAAATTAATGCATGATAGCGGTTTAAATGCTGAATTGTCTATTGGATATAAAGTATTGCAAAGAGATGTTAAGAACAAATCTATTATTACTGAATATAAGTTAATGGAATATTCTTTCCTTTCTAGTTGGGCTGCCAATGAATTAGCAACAGTACAAAATATAAAAGCTATTAAATCTCATTATGGTTTAATGGAATTGATACAGAAATCATATGATTTGGATTATTCGGATGACCGTTTAAAACAAATTGAAACATTATTAAAAGCACTTGACAACGAGCCGTTAGAAGATGACACTCCAGAAGATGAGCCGCTTTATTTAGAAACATTAAAATCATTTACAAACTCTTTAATCCTTAAATAAAATGGACGAGAAATTATTAGCCGAATTGGCAAACATTAAAAGCGGTTTAGAAACAAAAACAACTGCTGAAGTAAAAAGCGCAATTGATGCTTTTGAAACAAAATTAACTACTGAGGTTAAAAACTCTTTTGATGTAGAATTGAAATCAGTAAAAGACGCTTTAGAGGCTAAATTTACTGCTGATTTGAAAGCGGTTCAAGACCATGCAGACAAATTGGATTTGAAACTACAAGAAAAAGGTACTTCAACTAAAAATGAAGATACTTTGGTAAAATCTATTACTGAAAACTTCAAAGGTATTTCAGAAGTTAGAAAAGGAAACGCGTTCCAAACTAAAGCCGTTGGAGATATGACATTGGCTGTTAATCTTTCAGGTGACCAACCTAGAGATTATAACTTTAACGTTGTAACTATTCCAGGTCAAGCGGTAAACGTTTCTGATTTAGTTGGTTCTGTTAATATCGCTGGAGGTACTTATACATTCCCTGTTGAAGGTGCTGGAGAAGGTGCTATCGCTACACAAACAGAAGGATCAAGTAAAGCGCAAAGAGATTACGACTTTACAATGGTTGATGTAAATACTGACTTTATTGCTGGTTTTACTCGTTACTCTAAAAAAATGGCAAACAACCTACCATTTTTAACATCGTTTATTCCTAACGCTTTACGTAGAGATTACGCAAAAGCTGAAAACGCTGCTTTTAATACTGTTTTGGCTAACGCTGCAACTGCATCTACTGAAATCATTACAGGTCAAAATAAAATTGAAATGTTGATTGCTGAAATTGCAAAACAACAAAACATCAATTACCTAGTTAACGGTATTGTTGTTAGACCTTCTGATTATTGGGATATTCTTATCACTGAAAAATCAACAGGTGCAGGATATGGGTTGCCAGGTGTTGTAACTTTTGAAGGTGGGCAATTAAGAATTAACGGTATTCCAATATATCAAGCTACTTGGGTAACTGCAAACAAATACTTTGTAGGTGATTGGACTAGAGTTAATAAGATTGTAACTGAAGGGTTATCTTTAGAGTTCTCAGAACAAGAAGGTACAAACTTTGTTAAAAACAATATCACTGCAAGAATTGAGGCACAAGTTGCTTTAGCTGTTGAACAGCCTCTTGCATTGGTTTACGGTGACTTTACTGCTGTCTAGTTTTTCATATGTTTTAGTTTTTTTTAAAACCGTTTGTTAATTCGAACGGTTTTTTTAATTATCTTTGTTACTATGAAAAAACTAATTATAATACTAGCAATCTTTTTTATCAGTTGTAGTACTGATGAAATCGAACAAACGCAGCCTGAACAAATATGCTATACAATATTAGCAAAAGGCTTTGATGAACGAGGTAACTTTATAATTATTAAATACGAAAGTTTTAATAATAGAAGGTATAAAGTAAACAATTATTTAGATTATGTAGGCAAAAATACAATTTGCGATTTATCAAATTTAACACAAGAACAATTATGAAATACAATGTAATTAAGGCTTTTTATAAGCTATCAGAAAAGAAAAATTATCACATAGGCGATACTATTGAATTGACGCAAGAAGATGCTAAATCTATGAATTGGTATGTAGTTGAGGTAAAAGAACCTAAAAAAGTAAAAAAGAATGACTAGTTATTTAGACGTTATTAGTTTGGAAACTGCAAAACTTTATCTTAAAATAGATGAAGGACAAACTGAAACCGATAACGAGATAACTGGAATGATAAATAGCGCTTTATCTTATATTGAAAAAAGAACAAATCACATCTTTAAAACACGCGACAAAGTGTATTATAAAGATTGTGCTTTAGTTCAACAAGTAAAAGTATATGATTATCCTATTGATAATACAGTTACTGAATTAGAAATACAATACAGACCTTTATACGCTATCGTTCCAACTATTGATAATGTAGTTACTTTAACTGTTGGTTATGAGAATGTAGAAGATATACCAGCGGAATTAATAGATAGTGCTTTGCAGCTTATTAACTTTTGGTTTTATAATTCAGAAACTAAAAACGCAATGAATACTATTCCTGATTTTGTACAAAACAATATAGATATTAATAGACGTTTTATATGATAGCTAGAAAATATACTAAATTGATTTCTATTTGGGTTACAACTACTGTTCCTGATGGGTATGGTGGTAATACTGTAACTACTGCATCCGTTCAAAATGTTTGGGCAAATGTAACCGCAAAAAGAGCGTTAAGACAAAACGAAAACGGACAAAATGACAATTTAGTACAAACAGTTTTTACAATTAGAAACCGATATGATTTAGATTTGTCTATAAAAGATAATTTTATAAAATACAACGGTTTAATTTATAACATCGATAATATTTTAAATGTAGATTTAAATAATATTGATA